GCGCGTGCAGAAGGCGCTCGGGATCGCTGCGGACGGGGACTTCGGTCCCGGCACCGAGCGCGCGGTCAAGGCGTGGCAACAGGCGAACGGCTTGACCGCGGACGGGATCGTCGGCCCGAAGACGCTCGAGAAGCTGATCGGCTGACGAAGAAGGCCCTCGGGGTTATCCCCGGGGGCCGGATCTCGGTGCGCGACGAGGCTCAGGGAGGTGGCCAGCCTCGCCGCGCGGCGCGAGTTACAAAGCCACCACGCGCTGGGCGTCTAATCCATATCACGAAGCCACTCATCTACCAACGGCAGAAAGCCGTGGTCCGGTCCGTGCTTCTCGACCCACGATGCCTTGCCGTTGTGGATCGCCTCCGGCCCGTCCTGATGGTGCGCCTTGCAGAGCGGGATCGTCTCGAAGTCGCTCGCCTTTCGCTGACCGTATCGGTCGCAGATCACGTGGTGCGCGTCCGATGGTCCGGGCTTGCGGCAGACGACGCAGGGCAAAGACTTGACGCGGGCAAGATGTGCCCGCGCCTTCTCCGTGCCTCGTTCCGGCTTCGGCTTCTTGAGCCCGAGCGGTCCTCGGCCGGTCAGGTTCACGTCCACCGCTCCCAGCGATGGCACTCGCGGTTGGTCCGCTTCGCGAGCTCGTAAAGATCCGAGACCCGCGACCTTCCCTTCCGCGCGCTATTGATCGCCTTCTGGATCCAGTCCCGGTCGGCGTAAAGCTCGACCAAGCGGCGTTTGGCGATCGGGCGCATGATCGGGATCAGGAGCCACCGCATCACGACATTACCGGCGACAAGAAGTCGGCTTCCCACCAGCCGGTTACCGCTCGACCATCAGCAGCTTTGAATAGCACCAAATAAGACGGTGCGGTTGCGACATATTCGGTGCGACCGATCACTTCACCTATCTCTCCGCTGATGTCGATTTTGACAGGTTCGCCGAGTTTGAATTTAAAAACAGTCATGGTTTTCTCCTCTGGGATTGGTTTAGTTCATTCCAATGGCGGATTTATACATTTCGAGGACAGCCTCCTCCTCGGCAATGTCGTCGGCGCGTTTCTTCCGCAGGGCCACGATCTTGCGGATCGTCTTCGTGCAATATCCTCGGCCCTTCGCCTCGGAGTAAATCTCCTTGCGTGCCTCGGTCTCGTCCGCGATCGCCGCGTTCTGGGTCTCGATCCGCTCGATGAACTGCAAAAGCTCCTCGGCGGTTACTTCGTATGCGTCTGACATCTCACATCCTCCTTGGGGGTTCGTTTGGCAAAACCGCGATCACGTCGCGGCCGGTCTCAGTCACTCGCCAGTGGTGCCCTTGCGTTGCCACGGCAAAGGGCAGATCCTCGGGCGGGTCCGCGCGCTCGATCCAGCCGCACTCTTCGAGGCTAAAGAGCGACGCGCCGTGCACGTCCGCCTCCCCTGCCGTGAAAACCCGGTCTTGGAACTGCTCGAGCTTCTTGATGGTCCGCCACCGGACCACCGTCAATTTCGGTTTCATGTCGTCTCCTTTTCGCTCCACTCGATCCCGTGCCGGGATCCATATTCATAAATCAGCTCGATCAGGTCGCTCATCTGCGCCTTCGAGAGCTTCGAGGATCTGAACCCGAGCGGGAACGGACCCGCTCCATCGAGGCCGTCGGCGAACTGCACCTGATGCCCGAGGGAGTGCATAAACGCCGACTTCCAAGTCTCCGGCGTCCATTTGCGCCCTTCCGGGCGCGCGAGAGCGACGTCGGTCAACATCGCCCACATCTTCGCGTTCTGGTCGGCCGTTCGATCGCCGCCGATGATCTGGACCGTCGAATAGTCCGGCGCGGCGTCGATGAGCTGGTGCGCATAGGCGCGCTGGCGCAGGCCGGTCAGGCGGACCCGGTAAGGCATCAACCGCCTCCCTGCTTGGTCCAGTGGTCGATCATCACCGAGCGGACCTGCTCGCGAGAGATCTCGAGCGTGATCGCGGTGTAACTTAGGGTGAGGCTTGCCTCCATCTTGGCAAGCCCTCCGCCTTCGCGCTCGATCCGCTCGAAGGTCTCGACGATCTTCTTGCGGTCCATTAAAACGCCTCCTTCTCGGTCCATGTCCGCACGCCGGCAATTTCGGCCGTCTTGTGGTTCATCCCGACATACATCTCGATAAAGGCGGTCATCGCCGCGCGGTCGTTCTGGGCGATCCAGTGCAGGGCCGCGCGATGGTCCTCGATCTCGTATTTCTGAACCGTCCGCATCCCCTTGACCTTGTCTTTCGACTTGGCGCTCGCTTCTTGGGCTGCGCGCTGCGCAAGAGCGGCCTTTTCCGCAGCTTCTCGCTGCGCCGCGATGTCGGACGCCTTCGCGGAGAAAGCCGCCTCCTCGGCTTCCTTTCGCGCCTTCTCGGCGGCTTCCCACGCGGCGCGCTTCTCCGCCTCCTTCTTGGCAGCGAGGGCGCGCTTGAACGGATCTTGCGCCGCGACGATCCCCTTCGAGATCCGCTCGAGGTCGTCTTGCGTCGGCTTCCAGCGCGCGACCTCCGCCTTCCATGCTTCGTGCAGCGGCTTCGTCGCGTCGTCGCGGGCGGCGTTGAGTTCCTTGATCGCGGTCTTGATCGTTTTCAGGAGCTCGTCCGTCGCGCGGAGCTGCTCCTCGTTCTCGATCGGCTCGCCGTCGAGCCAATTCTGCGCCTCCTCGATCGCGTCGCCAAACGGGGCGAGCGCGGTGTCGATCGGGTCGGGCGGGTTGTTGTGGCCTATCGTGCTCATGTGCGCCTCCTCAGTAGGGGATTTCGTCGTTGATCTCGGTCAGGCGTTCCTTCGCCTTGTCCTTGGCCGCGATGACCTTGCTCGCAGCCTGCACGTGCTTCGGGATCCGGCCCCAGCGTTCCTTGAGATCCTCGAGGCCGCTCGCTTCTCCGAGATACTCGACCGCGCGCTCGATGCCCTCGTCGACGTTCTCGGCGGGCTGCGTCCTCGGCTGGCGGACCGGCTTCGGTGCCGAGGCGGCAGCGGCGTTTCCGTCGTCGTCCTCTGGCGCGATCCCCGCCATTGCCATGAGCCCGTATCGCCGCGCGTAGGTGACGGCGGATCCGAACCCCTGCATGTCGTTCTTGCCGAGGATGAGCGGAACGCGGCAGGAGAGCTGCTCGCCGCTTTCGCCGTGGATCAAGATGGTCTCGACGAAGTTCCCGCGCTCGTCTGTGCCGGTGGGCTGGATCAGCGCGATGCCGACCTCGTTAAGGGCCGGGAGGCAGGCGTCCATGACGTTGCCGAGATCCGCGTATTTGCTCCGGAAGTGATCGTTCTTGTTGGCCTTGAGAGCCTTGCCCATGTTCGCCTGCGCCTTGGCGAGAGCGGTTGCAATGCCCTTCATTTTACCACCCCATCCCGTGCCCGATGACGAGCGCGCCATAACCAATCCCAAAGAGAGCCGCAGCTCCGATCGCGTCCGCGATGATGTCCCTAATCCGCATTGTCGTTCCTCCGGTTAGTGGCGCGGGCGTTATTGCCCTTCGTGCGCCGGTTTCGTTCATTCCCACTCGAGCCCGTCAGCGAGGCCGAGGATCGCGTCTTGTAATTCCTTAGGCAGCGTCGAGAGCTTGACGTCGCAGCCGAGGATCTCGATCGAGGCGACCCGGATCGAGGCCGGGTCGATCTCGTCCCAGACGGGCGAGCCGGGCACACCGTAGTCGGTGCGCTCGGTCTCGGCGGTGAAGGAGACCTCGATCTCCTCCCCTCGGTATGTGGCTGCTACAGTCATTTTGCGCCTCACCCGTTCAGGTATGCTTCGGTGCTGAACACCCGCTCGACGTAGGTGTATTCCGCGAGCGTGTGGCCGTCGGCGTCGATCACCAACGCAATGTCCCCGCCGTTGTCGAAGCCGACGCTCTCTCCGAGGCGGCGCTTTGCGAGGCGGTTAAAGCCAACGCTCGAAACGGTCTCGGGCAGGGCGCGGGTCGTGTTGTTCTGGGTCAGCTTATACATCGAGGTTCTCCGTGTTTCTCCTGTATTCCTTGTAACTTTCTTCTGGGCTTCTGGAAAGCGAAATCTTGCGATGGACGCAAGAAAAGCGGCGCGATATGATGCGGCATGGAAAACAGACCCGCACGCATCGCCCTCGCGGATCACATCCGGTCTATGGGCTTGAGAAAACAGGACTTCGCGAAGATCGTCGGCGTCCGCAGCGACCATCTTTCCCGGTGGCTCTCCGGGACAGTTCGGCCCGAGCGGCCGACGCGGAAATATATCGCGTTCATCACGAACGGATCCGTCGGCGAGGACGATTGGGGATGAAGATCGTGCCCAGCGCCTTCCGGCGAACATCGAAGAATAAGTATGGCGCGAAGCCGACGCAGATCGGCGACATCACCTTCGACAGCAAGCTAGAGGCCCAGCGATGGTGCGAGCTCCAGCTCCTCGAGCGAGGCCGGGAGATCTTGGATCTCCGGCGGCAGGTGGCAATCGAGCTCCTGGGCCAGTTTCGGCCGCTCTTTACGCGCACCGGGCGCAAGATGAAGCTCACGTTCGACTTCGCCTATATCGAGGACGGCGTGCAGATCTATGAGGACGCCAAGGGGATGCCGACGCGCGACTATGAGGTCCGCGTGGCCGTGGCTCGGGCGATGGGTCTCGAAATCCGGGAGGTGACAAAAACTAGGCTGGAACCAACCGGCCGTCGAAGGTAAAGTATCGGTGCGGGGAGCGTTCTGGCAGGCGCTCGACCCGCACCAATGCCGCAGCGGGGGAGAAACCGCTGATCTCGGCAAAGCGCATGGAAGGGATGCGCTGCTCGCAAGATAGCATTGCGGGTGGCGTCTCCACAACACGAAAGGAGAGGCCATGAGCCACTACATGACGGCGCTGGCAATGAAGCAGCGAGGGCTCAAGCCCTCGGCGAAGATCGTGCTTTATTGGCTGGCGGATCACCACAACGGGGAGACCGGCCGGTGCTTCCCGAGCCTCGCTCGCCTCGCCGAGGTCTGCGAGATGTCGAAGCGATCGGTGCAAGATCAGATCGCGGCGCTCGAAGAGGCGGGTTTAATCTCGATCGAGAACGCATTTCGGAACGACGGGCAGCAGACCGCGAACAGCTTTTCGTTCCATTTCAAGCACGACGAGGGGTGGCAAATTTTGCCACCCGGGATGGCAAAAAATGCCACGGGGGGATGGCAAAATTTGCCAGCCAATAACCTTGGAAGTCTTAACCTTGGAATAGAACCTGCCCCCCTACCCCCCAAGGGGGGATCCGGCGAGGCGATCGAGATCTCGCGGATCCTCGCGCTCTGGGCTTCGCCCGAAGCCGTCTCGAGCTTCATCGCCTATCGCAAGCGGTCTAAGGCGAAGGCGCTGACCCTCACCGCAGCCAAGCGGCTCGCGGCAAACCTTCAGGAAATATTCAACGCCGGTGGAGATACGGATGACGCACTTGGTCTCGCAGAAGAACGCGGTTGGCAATCAATCAAGCCGGACTGGTATTTCAACGACAAGCAGCGAGCTCAGCGAGGAGCAGATCGACAAGGGTCTGGAATGGCTGCGGCGTTTGCCGCAGTTGCCGCGCGATCAACTCCCGTCGAAGGCTGACGTCGAGCGCGTCTCGGGCAGGCTGCTCGTGCCAACGGATCCGGTTTGGTGCCTTGCCCGCGTCGCAGCCCTTCTCCTGCCATACTACGAGAAGGACACGCCGCAGGCCGTGCGCGAGATGGAGGCCGAGGATTGGCGCGAGGCGCTGGGCGAGTTCCCACGCTGGGCGATCGAGCGAGCCGTTCGCTGGTGGAAAAGCGACGCAAACCCAGATCGGCGAAAGCGGCCGCTCGAGGGCGATATCGCCGCTCGATGCCGTGTCGAGATGAACGGCGTGCCGTCGGCCGTCCAGATGCTCGAGCTTCGTCGCAATGGCCGAGACTTCTCGACGCCGCAGCTCCCGCGCGAGAGGATCTCGGCAGAACGCGCGGCCGAGATCTTGGCCGAGGCAGGATTATCGCCGCAAAGGATGCCGCAAGAATGAGATTGATCTCATGCCATCTGCGTGGCATTGTGTGAGCATGAGAAAGCACATCAAAAACAAATATGCTCGCTTTTTGGCCAAGGTTTCCGTGCGGGACTTTGCGTCGGATGAGTGCTGGCAGTGGACTGGGGCCACAAAGGGCAATGGATATGGCCACCTCACACTTGAAAGGAAAAGTGTTCCGGCACACCGGGCCGCTTATATGCTTTTCGTCGGTGAAATTCATGAAGGTTCTGACGTTTGCCACACATGCGATAATCGATCGTGTGTGAACCCAGATCACCTTTTCATCGGAACCAGAAAACAGAACATGGAAGACATGTCCGCCAAGGGGCGTGGCGCTGGCGGCGTTCGGAAGCACCTTACGGAAGCAATTGTGCAGGAGATCAGGCTTCGGCTTGCCTCAGGTCACAGCCCTCGGAAAATCGCAAACTCAATGCGCGTCAACTATTCAACTGTTGTCGCCATCAAAGCAGGGAGGTCCTATGTCGGGATCAGTAAATAAAGTCACAATCCTCGGAAACCTCGGGCGCGATCCAGAGGTTAGGTCATTTCAAAACGGCGGAAAGGTTTGCAACCTGCGCGTGGCGACCAGCGAAACTTGGCGCGACAAGCAGTCCGGCGAACGCAAAGAGCGTGTCGAATGGCATAGCGTTTCGATCATGGTCGAAGGCCTAGTGAAGATCGCGGAGCAGTATCTTCGCAAGGGGTCTAAGGTCTATATCGAGGGCCAACTTGAAACCCGCAAGTGGCAGGATCAGTCTGGCTCAGATCGCTACAGCACCGAGATTGTGCTTCGTCCTTTCAACGGATCTCTGGTGCTTCTCGATAAGCGCGAAGGCGATGGTGGATCGCGTGACGAGCAGGCTAGTGAATATGACCAACCCGCGCCGCGCAATGATCTCGACGATGAGATCCCGTTCTGATGGCGCAGATCGACATTACAAAGCAGCGCACGGGCATGTTTGTTCATGCCCTTGCGGATGCCCAGCCGGGCGACGAGATCGTCTATCACGTCGGCGAATATGCGGGCGGGTGCCACAAGCACGACGCGGCCGCAGCGGCGGAGGCAAAGCTCTGCCTGCTTTACCAGCGCCGAGCTGGAAAGCTCTTTGCCTATATCGCCCGGAAGCCGCTCAAATGAACGCGTGGCGCGAGGGCGACGCGATCGGTGTTGGCGAGGTTTACCTCCCAACGCAGAAGGCCCGGGACGCATATGGCAGGGCGTGCCGGGATGCCCAGATCGACAGCGCAGCGGCTCACGCGATCGAGCTCGCGACGCTCGCGGCTCGGCGGGAGTTCATCGAAACCTATCCGGCAGCTCGGCGCGACGCGCTTAAGGCCCGGATCAAGACACTTTGGGAGAAGAAAAATGTCACTCTTTTTTAAGCGAAAGACGCCGGATCGGATGGTCATCCGAGACGTCCAATCCGAGGCGGTTGGGGCGATAATTCAAGGCGCGCAGAGCTTGCCGTCCAAGCGGTTCACCGCAGCGGTTTACACTGCGCTCCTCGACCATCGGGACGTTTCGGTCGCCGAGCTCGACGATCTGGCAAACAAGATCTCGCGGCTGGCTTGGAACAGGGGGCGCAGATGACTGACGGAGAAAAGTTCTTCGTGTTTGTGGCTCTTGGCTGGTGCGTTGTGCTGACGTTTCTTGGCGCGAACAACTCCAGAGAGGCCCACCGACACACGCACGAACTGGCCTGCCATGTGGGTGCCGCTGAACTGTGCGAATACCATGAGGTGCTGAAATGACCGGGCTTCACCCAGACTACGGGCTCACCGACGAGCTTCGCCTCTCTGCGGTTCGTGACGCCGAGCGGCTCGGGATCGAGCGCGCCGCAGAGTTGCACCGCGTATCGCGCCCGAGCATTTACAAATGGCGCAAGATCTTTGCGGCGCAGATCGAGGAGGGCCGAGAATGAGTGAGCCCTCGCACGAAGCGCAACAAGTCTGCATCCATCTCAAATGGGGGTGGCTCCCCGTGGTCATGGTCCGGAAGTCTCGCCCAGAAGGTCTCGGTAGTTGGGGCTGGGGGCGGTGGCGCATGGCTAGTCTGGGGCAGGTTGTCCAACTAAACGCTTTACTGGTGCAGACATGGATAGATTGAGCATGAGTGACGCGCATCTCACGGAGGCCGTGGTCCGGCGGATCTTGCAAATTGTGGTCGAGAAGCAGACGCAGGCGAGCTTGGCCGATCAGATCGGCGTCTCTCGCAGCTTCTTAAACGAGGTCATCCGGGGATCCCGCCCGCCCACCGGCAAGATCCTCGACTTCCTGAACCTCGAGCGCCACGTCATTTACACCAAAAAGGGAGAGAAAAAATGAACCGATCTTTCGGCCCGGCGATCATCGTCGACGCGGAGACAAACGAGATCAAGAGGATCCACTGCCATTGGTGCATCTTCAACCGGCCGCGCGGCAAAAGCCGGGTCTGCGACCACGCGGAGGCGCGCGAGATCGAGCCGGAGTTCACGCCGGATTGGTGCAAGATGAAGCAGGACGCGCTCCGCGATGCACGGGATATGATCGCCGGAGTGAAGTTCCGCGTCATCCGTTGGTCTGGTCGCAAGACGGACGAGCCGCGCGAGCTCTACGCCGGGATCCCGTCCGAGGCCGCGCGCCAGTTCCGCATTGCGGCGCGGGACGCAAAGCGCGGGACGGTCCGCCTCGAGGACGGCAGCGGCAAAACGATCGAAATGTGGCCGGAGGCAAAAGCATGAACGATCACCGCGTCGTCGGGATCCACCCGATCTATCGCTCCGGCTCCGTCCGGCGCTGGCACGCGAACCCTGATGTCCCGGCCCAGACCCTCGCCGATCATCAAGGCCGCGTCGCGCAGATCATCTTGTTCTTCTGGCCGGACGCCTCGCCGGATCTGATCTATGCCGCGCTGCATCACGACTGCGGCGAGCTTTACGTCGGGGACGTCCCGGGGCCGATCAAGGCGCAGAATACCGCGCTCGGCTTCTCCGTCTCGCAGGCCGAGAAGCAATCCCGCGCCAAGATGGGAATCAGGCCGATCGAGGAGAAGCACCCGCATCTCCGCTTCGCCGACCATCTCGAGGCTTACACCTACGTCGCGCTGCGGAACCCGCACGTCCTCGTCGAGCCGGAGTGGATCCGCGTCTTGCACGAGCTGGGCGCGATCGCCGCGAACCTCGGCGTCGCTGATCGCCTCGCCGAGTGGTGGCAGAGGTGAACGCTTGCGAAAATTGCGCGAGACGCATATGATTTCAGCAGGAGCTTGGATCGGATCCGGGCGATTGTGGGGAGAAGCATGAGCCTAATTTTCGAGAACTGGCCGATCGAGCGCCTTGTCTTTTACGCGCGCAACCCGCGCAAGAACGACCACGCGGTCGATAAGGTCGCGGCCGCGATCCGAGAGTTCGGCTTCCGCGTCCCGATCTGCGCCAAGAGCGACGGCACCATCGTTGACGGGCACCTGCGCCTCAAGGCCGCGAAGAAGCTCGGGCTCTCCGAGGTGCCGGTGGTCCTCGCCGACGATATGACCGAGGCGCAAATCAAGGCGTTCCGCCTTAGCGTCAACAAGATGGCCGAGCTGGCCGAGTGGGACACCGAGCTCCTGCGGCTCGAGTTCTTGGATCTCGAAGGCGACGGCTTTGACCTCGAGCT